TCCGCTTGCATTTCGGCGGCCTGCGTTGCTACACCTAAATTTGCATAAGGATTTGTTATCAGGCCGGATAAATCACTTGCTAGCCCACTCATATCCACTGTTGTGGCATAGGGGTTTGTTATTGCTTGCCTATTTGCTCTAATAGCGTCCATTTCGGCTTTAGCACGTTTTGCATCGTTACGTGCTCCTTTTGCTGCTTGACCCGCCTGGTGAGCTCCTACGGCTCCACCTATTAAGGAGACTCCTGCTCCAACTGCTGCTGCTACTGCCATATTATATTAATTTTTTTGATATCTCATACGATGGGTTATCGTCAATAACATACCCAAGGCCTCGATGTGCATTTATTAAACCTTTATTTCTACCTACACTTAGTATTATCGTTTTGTTCATACTCAAAGCTACATTCTCCAATTCTTTTATTAAAAGTTCTATAGCTTCTTTCCTGTCATTCTCTTTGTATTCTGGGTTTGAAATAATCCATTCCATCCAGGCCACATTAGAGTTTGTTAAGTACAAAAAGCCGGATACCACCGGTGTTTCATTTTTGAAAATTATTAATCCGCCTAATCCATTTAAAGGAAGTAGATCCCTATTCATCTCAGGCCATTCCCATTTTGTCCACCATGATTGTAAAGTATCCCAATCTGATTCTTGTAATGCTCTTACTGTTAATTCCATTTTATTTAATTTAATTACTTAATGATTGTGCAAATGTTGAAGAGACCGCAAATAATGTTGCCGGTCTACTATAGTCAATACGCGACGGAAATGGATCTGGGAATGTAAATGTTCCTATCATATAAAATCCAGATATACCAGATATTGATTGTCCGTAAGTAACCTCTCCGCTAGCTGCCAATGTTGTGTTAACTATATTGCCAAAGTATTTGTTTTCTTTTGCTTTAAAGTTATTCAAGAACAATTGATTTTCTAATCCTGTTAAGCTCGTAGGAGACGATGCTGACGTTATTGGAATACCAATACTTGAATCTGTAAATATATCAGTTAAAGCCCACCCTGGTGATCCCTCGTAGTTCACAGTCTGGAATGTTTTAGAATATGACGGGTCTGGATTCATAACCACAGTTACACTGGATAAATATTGATTCCCGTAAAAATTACAATATGGCACCCCTGTTGAATAATGCTTCCATATATTACCTTCAAAAGCGGTGAAGTAATCACTTCTAAGACTAAAACCAAAGTCTGGTTTAAAAGAGAATCTACTAGTCCAGCCTAATGAATCTTCATCGAAAGATAAAGTATGGAATTGTGGATTAATACTGTTTGCAGGTGTTTGAATAGATACGGTATATAATTTATTATGCATGTCCCAAGATCCAACTATCTTACCAGTATCTTCTGTTATAGCTATTACATCCCTGAAGTAATCAACCATGCCATTACCCGATATTTCAGTAATACCATCTTGTGAAAGTCTAAGCACTACGTTTTTGTTTTTGTCAACAAAGTACTTTCTATACCCGTAAACCGCAAAGCTTTCAGGATTTGTACTAATACCGTAGTTACCGGAGTAAGCTTGTACCTGGCCTATAACGTCAAGTGATGATGTTGTAATTGGTTCTCCTTCAGCCGAATAAATGGCGTTCTTATCTATAAGAGCTCTGCTTACTTTTAATTCTTGGAATATAATTAAGTTTGTATCCTCTGAATATAGCTTCTGTATTGATCCTTGTGCTGGGTCCAATGTTCTTGTAATATCTTCTGCTACGGAAAACTGGTTTGTATTGTTAACGCCTGTTCTAGAGTTGAAAATACCAGAGTATATTAGAGAGCTAAGTCTCTTCTGTCTTGTTGTTGATTCTTCAACTATATAGGCTCTAACGCCATAATCTGTTGAAGTATTGTTATAACCCCCACGTATTCTAGATTCTTCTATATACCAATCTTTAGCTGGATCACTAGTGTATCCCTGACCTCCTGGTATATAATTAAAGTCTATTATTTCTCCAAAATTTAATTCAATTAAAGGAATAGTTGTATTGTCAAAACTATCCGAAGTTATTGCTTTATTTAAGTATATCTTAAATACACCTCCTCCAATATCCTCCCATCCGATAATAATAAAACTATATTCAATACCATCCTGCGTGTACGTTAATTCTTGTCCAGCGCCTATTTCAGTAGGCAATGTTCCACTGTCTGGAGTATATAAAAACACACTATCTCCCTCTGAAAAGCTATAAGTATCTCCTTCGGCCTCTGGTATAGTTATAGGGCTTACGGGTTGGATTGACTTTATTCTTTTTAATAAGTATGAATTAAAGAATTTTACCTCTATTGCTGCTGCCATTTCGTTTATTTTAAGGGTAATATGTAATTATAACATCTGTTCCAACTGCTCCAGTAGCGGTTATACTATCTTCTCTAACCTCTAAATAGGTTCCGCCTTGACTGATGCTTTTAGCGTTTCCGCCAGCGGCTATCGTACCTCCTATTATTGTTTCACCATCAGCAGCTAATCCTGAAAATACAACAGGTAAATTTGAATTATTAAATATAGTAAACCCTGCCGGCGTTTGAGGCACATACGGCGGACCAGGGGGATCTAACGAAATAGTACAAGATGTACTAGCCGACGCATATGGCCCGGTAATCTCTCCTTCTATAAAGAAGTCAACGAAAACAGGTCTGCCTTCAGAAGTTGTTATTTCTCCCTGAAAAAATAGGTCTAAAGCTACAGGCGAGAAAGCCAACGTAGGAGTTAAGCGCACAACGCCATTAAAATTACCATTACCTGTGTATAAGGCTCCTTGTGGAAAAACAACCGCTAAGGGATCCTGTACAACGTCTTCCCCTAATATATAAGTATTGCCTCCTTCATCTGTGTATTTATACATTGTTACAGTACTAGAAACTATTGTCTCCCCTGGGTTTAACAATTTCCAAAGGTTTATATACCCATTAACAAGCACCGGGTACACGATATCCGGCTCCTCGCCAATTGGAGAGCCTATCCATCCAGTAAACTCCGAACAGCCTTGTGTAAAAGTAGCCACGTCTATAAAAACCGTACGTTCTGCAAATAAAGGACCTACAGCAGGCGATTGAACTCCAAACGCATTACAAGCGTCTTGCAACTTAATTGTTAATTCGTAATTTCCTCCAGGCACAGTAGTTGACAAGCATCTTAGAACTCCCGTGTCACTGTCCATACCGAAATATGATGGATATGCGTTTGATTCTAATGACCAATATAAATCCGCTAGTCTATTAGGCTCAGTGGAACTAACATTACCATTTTCACCAACACAGTCAATCACCGGTGCAATTGCTGGATTATATGGTAAATAATATGTTTCGTTATCAACTGCGGGATTTAGTATTACCGGCACAACATTTGTAAGGTACAATATACCTGTTGATATTGTAGGATTATAAACTACAGATCCAACTGTGTGTGTAATATTGAATATAAATTCAAAAGCCGTGTCAACATCTGCATTTATGCCAAAATAATAATCGCTTTGCAATATTTTAATCCTGTACATTTCAAAGAAATCGCCAGGCACATCATTTCTTATTAAAGCAAATTTACCTACAACAATCTCCCCTCCTGCTTTTGCAGTGAAAATCAAGTTGTCTATATCATCAACACGTATTCCTGAGCTATCTCTAAAATAAAAGTAATCTGTTATAAACGGGCTGTTGCTAGCTCCAGTGTCTTCGCCGGCTCCATCATATTCTTGATCTTCTCTATATAAAAAGTCTAAACTGGAGGTGCCGATTATAGTATCTGATCCAGATAATACATCATAATTTATGTCTGATATATATCCAGTTGTTGAGGTCTCCCAAAATATATCCAACGCAGATGATACAGGTTCTGTTTCAAATACACCAAGAACAGGCGCCATAGTAGCAGCTGTAACACCTACCGGAGCCGCTGTAGAAACTCTGTTTATTAATGGAGATGTATCAAATTGATAAAAATTATCTGAAGAAGTTGCTATTGGATTTGTTGTGCTTATTGGTAAAAAATTCAAATCTGTAGCTGGAGCAATTGTATTAACAACCTCAGATTGTGTTGTAGGGTAGTATTGTGCGTTGTCATCTGCTAAATTATTTGCAACTCTAGTCCATAACTGCGCGCTACTCCTGTATTGTGTTTGGTTAGGTCCTACCTCGGATAAATCTCTAGGAACTTTATTTATATTATCATTTATAGAAACAAAATGACAAGTAGTAGTGTCTTCATTATCTGGAAATGTTTCAACTGTTTGATTTGGGTAACCCGCAAGCATACCAGGAACATATACATTATAGTATTCCTGTTCTTGTTGTTTTACCACTATCTTATATGAGTACCAGCCACCTTCGTTTATCGCATAAGAATACTTTACGTCAGGATCATTATCTTCATTAGGTAAGTATAAATCATTAATGGGATATTCAGTGGTTACTATCCACGTTGATGGTATAATTGGATCTGGAATAACCTCAGTAACCTTAACATAATCTCTATATTTGCCTCTTAAAAACCCACCCTCAACAGGAATATTAACCTGCGGCTGCGGGTCGCCAGGTGCTAATGGCAATGGCGGTAATTCAAATGTATAGTCATTGCCAACTATACTTCCACTTACTATTTGGAATCCTTCGCTGCTATTCTCAATTGCACCGGAAACAGTTGCATATAAACCTGGTGTACCTGTTGCTTCATCTTTAGACGATGCTATCTCGTTATTCAATATAACAATAAGCTCATTGCCTAGCCATTGCCTAACATCATTTATAGTTTGCTCATTTTTGTATGGAACAAATATTGACGATGCACTATATGAAGTAGCCTCTCCTGAAGTAAATGGCTCAGCTGAAGACAATATAACTGAAGACTCTCTGCCGAACTTGTCAGATAAAACAAAGCCCACTTGGTATGTTCTATTTTCTTTTAGCGTATGACTAGGGTATTCCGCCCATGCTACATACTGTGTAAATGGAACGTCTTTATCAATTACCGTTATATTATAGTCTATATTTGCCGGCGGTGTATTTTGATTAACAAAATTACCATAAATTATTCTATTACCTGAAACTTCTTGTGCTAAAGCTCTAACTGGAACTTTGTCCGATACTCTTAGCGTTTCTGCCTCTTGTAATGTTTTCTTAGGTTTTTGAGATCTATATTTGTATGAGTACAGATTAGTATCCGGGAACTGTAATTGTACCTTAGCTATATCAATTGTTTCAACTACTTTAACTGCTAATGAGTCGGATTCTTTATATAGTATATCTATACTTTTAATCTTGTAGTTATTAAATATATTATTTGTATTGTCTGGCAATTCAATAAACAAACCAACCTCATTAATGCTGTTCTCCATCCATTCTAAAACAGTTGATCTATATGCTGCTTCCTCATTGCCATTAACAAAATAGCCTTTCTGCCTAGGTATAAATGCTGGCTGTGTAAATGGAGCCATTAATGAATACTCATTATCATCAAATTTAAATCTATAGCTAAATCTTATAAATTTATCTTGTAAGAAGTTATTGTTTCCACTAAATGCCGCTGCAGTTGCATCTGTCTGCATAGATGACTTATAAAAACCTAGCGTTGTTGGAGCTGTTATAGACCAAATACCTGTAATGTATACGTAAGATGTGGTTGCAGATGCTTCAAGTATATTAAAAACTATAGCCGAATCCCCTTGCGAAATATCAAACCCTTCACTAATCAGTTGGCATCCAATAGTCAAGCCTAAATTTTGTATATCTTCTGTTAATATTTCTAACCTTGTATTATCTCCTCCATATATACCAGCGTTTATTACGTCAATATTATTTACTTCGCTATATAATAACGGTGATTTAAATGGAGCATATTTTGCTACAGATAATTGCTCTGAATTAGTATAATAAGGTGTTGATGATTCTGCAGAATTTGCTAGTGCACTATCAATATTTATCTTTCTAGGCTGGTTTCTATTGTCAGTCCAGAACAATAAGTTCTCAAGAATATTAACTCCAGTTATTATATTGGTTGTAGAGAAGTTAAGAAACGTTCCTTCGACTAATGAAGTATATGGATTACCGCTATTGTTTGCATCGTAAACAGAGATCTTCATAGTTCTGTTGTCTGGTGGTAATTGATTTAATGATGGATTACCATCTGTGTAATTTGTTAAGAATTGATAGATTCTATTTTTTTCATTATCTACTACAAAGCCTATACACTCTAAAGTAGTGTCCTCTTCAAAATTTACCGTACCAGTACCAGATGGTTTTTGTAAAACTTGATTTCCAAGTATATTCTGTAAAGACCCAACATTTTGGCTTTCAGATTTACCAACAGATATATTTAATGCATCTCGATATTCGCCTTCTGGTAAAAGACGATTATCGAAATCTTTATTCATTTTAGATTTTAAAAATATATTTTTTGATTCTGCCATTTCTTAGTGTTTAATCCATTTAGATTTGCCTCTAAATACTTGAGTTATTTCTTCAAGCTTGATATTTGAAAGTCTTATTTTAGCATTCCTTAATTTTGCTGTTTTATCTTGCTGCAGTCTTCTAACAAGATATTCCTGAGATCCAGAGCGATGAGCAACAACAGCATGTAATATATAAGCATACATTGCGTCTTCAGCCATTTTGGGTATTCTAGAATCCAAATCATAAGCTAATCCATCAGATATATACTCAAGTACAATTAATTTACCAACTAAATCACTGCTAAAAGATATTTTATTCTCTCTATCGTTTATAGAAAAATAACCATTCATATTAGCATATTGTGGATCTAAGCCGTATAGCCTTCCAAAGAATCTATCTTGTACCCAGTTGTCTCCGTTATATAGGCTATCATCTAAACTGTTCTCAAAATTCACTCCAACAAATCCTTTATTGCTGTTCCATCTTTCCTCTGTTAATGAATCGCCCTCGATGTTCGTGTTAAAGTTATCTTGTATTGGCAATCCTCTATTATCTTGTATTGGATTTTCATAAGGATTAGTAGTTAAAGCATTAACTGGATATATAGGATGTTTAACGCCGTGATGATCAATCCAGGACATCTTAACATAATTAACATAGTCTTGCGGTATTGCAACACTCAAACTATGCGGTATATTTAACTCCTGTGATTTTATACTTTTTAGCGTATCATAACTAAACTCTTGCATACCACGTTTTGCATGGAATATAACATCAGTTCGCTTAACTGCTCCGATTAGTTTTCCAGTTCCTACATAAGCAACCATAAAGTTGTTTATAACGTCGTTTAAGGAGATATAAGAGTAGCTGCCATAGTTTTCTTCTACTGTAGTGCCAAACGCATCCTTATCGCCGTAATTTCCACCATCTAGTATCTTTAATTGAACAACAACATAAGTTCCTGTTGCTAGAGCTGGAGTTATTGTTATAACGTTATTTGCTACGGTATATGCTGATACGTACTCTTCAAATGTATCTGGTAATCCATTCGGGCTTGTATATAGTTTGAAGTTGTTTAAGGCATAGTTTATTTCGTTTGGATCCCAACTGCCAAAAACTAAATCTGTATTAAACGTTGTAGTAAATTGAGTTGTACCAACACCTGTTATAAAGCCTTGTGCTCCTTCGTAGTATTGTCTATTTGTTTCGGTTATTAATCCGTTGTTAGGTATAGGCATTTTTTATTAACTTTTTGAATTAATATTTTCCATTTGTACTTGTTGAGCAGCCGCTTGTACTATCTGCGGATCCTTAATAACTATTCCAGAATAAAGTAATATTCTTGTTATTAAACTAACCTGTTCTGTAGGGTGTAACTCAAAGTCTTGAGAGCCTACAGGTGTATATACATATTGGAAATTAGTTTGAGGGGTAGATGTGAAGTTCCATTTTGGATCAAGCGGTTTTCTTATATATGTACATGAAATACCGGTTTGAATAGTGTTTGGTGATACTGTTATTTTAAAGTTTTTATAAGTATAAACCGGCCAGTATACCGATGGTTTCGTTATTGGTGATAAATTAAGCTCCAATAACTCATTAGGCTGAACGTATTGGACTTCTTTCTCGTCGTTGTATATAACAGTGCCTAATTTATAAAACTCGTATGGTGATGCTAATGTAGGTAAATTAAACTTGCCGCTAGAAAAAGCGCAGTTACCGCTATCCTGGAATATTGCAATTTTCTCTTCTAAGTTTTTTATACGATCGCTGTACTCGCTGTCGTTACCAGGCACTCTTAGTTGTTGGTTAAGACTTTCGAAATACTCATTGAATATCTCAAGCTGTACTTGGGAAGCTGTTCTATTAAATTCGTCTGGGGTTAAGTAACCTCTTTGTTCTTTATTGATTATTAATAAAACAGTTCTATAAACCGTATTTACATTTATTGCCATACTATATATTTATTATAATATTAAGGCGGTAACCAGAGCTACCGCCTATATATTAATATTACGTATTATTTTAATTTTTTATCTATAGACTTGAGTACATCTATACCTTCATCTGTTTTGAAGAAGGCCGCCATGGCTGAATATGGATTTTCATCAAAAGGTACCGTCATTAGCTTCCTGTTATTCTCAGTCCAATGGAATGTCCTATTGTCCTGCGATAAAGTTACAATGTTTGCCTCAACCGCTCGAATAGCTATATTCCTAAGTTGAACATTATCATCATTTGCTAATTCTATAAACAATGCTGGATTATTCCTAGCTAACAACAATAAGTCTCTTTTAATTTCTTTTGAGCTCATCTTGTTTACTCTTGATCCAACCTCTACTCTAACGATAGATTCCGCTTGATCAATATCCATTTCCAATGCCGTATTCATAGCGTGGATTTCCAATTCTATATCCTCTAATTCATCTTCTGCTTCCAATGTAGGGTCAAATTCTGTATACCTAATATTTAAGCCTGGATGATAAAGTGATAATAACTTTTGCAGGTTTTGTTTTTCTTTAGGTACATTCAATACTCCATTCTCAAATATAATATGCCCCAATGTAACCTGTCCTTTCTGTTGTGATACTAATGGAGAGTTTTGGTTAGTTGCGTATCTCAACTCTTCTTGATCTCCTGTTTCTTTATTAAACCATAATAGCGGGTACCTTAATGAGTGTCTACTTTGTAAAGTATATGTTAAAGGAGAATGACTATCAGCTATTGTATAGGTTCTGTCCTTAATTACCCAGGTATCTTTTAATGATTTTTGTTTTGGTTCTTTGTGTACAACTACCTCTTCTGCGGTCATTGTTTCTTCCAAGTCATTTAATTCTAATTCTTTTTTTGCTGTGGTTTTTGTTGCCATAATATAATATAATTTAATAAATTTTTAAAAGGTAATAATTACCCCCGCAAATTCAGCAGGGGTAATATCACCATATTTGTTATACAGAAGCTGTAAATAACACGAAGTTATTAGCTCCTTGAGTAACTAAACATCTCTCAGATAAGAAGTGTACTTGCATTGCATCAAGATCAGAAGTATAAGCACCTCCAACAGATCCAGTGATCCAAGATTTCATTCTTCTATCGTCAGCTTGGTTAGCTCTATAACGAACGTGTAAGAATGGTCTACGGATGTTAGTACCTAATTGTTGATCGTATACGGTTGATGTACCAGCAGGAACAAGTAATCCATCAATTGATGTAGTAGCCATTCCGCCACGAGTCGAGGCATCGTTCAAGTATTTCCAGTCAGTTTTGTAGAAATCGTAAGATCCTCTTCTAAATCCAGAGAAACCTAAGTTCAATGCCATTTGCTCAGAGTTTTCGAATAAACCGTAAGCTACACCACCAGCAGCACCAGAAGATAAAGATGCCAACATATCGTCAAACTCCAAAGAGGTTGAACGGTTTAAGAATAGCATGTTCTCTTCAATGGCTCCTTGAGTATCTAAGTTTTTCAAGATTGAATCAAAATCACCAATACCAGAAGAAGCAGCAAAGTTGTTTACAACGTTACCTCTTTCTCTAACAGCGGAGAAAAGACCTTGAGTTCCTTTGATGTTGTTAGATCCTAATGTAGATCCACCACCAACTAATTCACCTTCAATAACTGACATCTCTAAGTAATCTTCGAAACGTAATCTTGTTTCAGATTCAGCTTTTAAGTACCATAAGTATCCAGAAGCACCATCTTCAGTAGCCACTTCAACCCAACCGATTTGAGCAGTATCAGATCCAGAAATTTGGTATCTCTCTTTGATAATAATTGGTGAGTTACTGTATTGTGTGAATGAAGGTGTAACAGAGTTCAAAGTAGAATCAGTTGTGCCTTTAGCAAACTCAGATCCATATACGAAGATCTTAAGATTCGTAGCAGCGGTAAAGTCAACCGTTCCAGCTAAATCAGCTTGAGTATATGGTTTAACTGTAATAACTGCAGGGTTAGTTGCTCCACCTGAACCAGTAGTTGCATTAGCCGTAGAAGCTGTTACATATACTTTTAATTCTTTACCTGTAGTAGGGCTCATTACAACCAAAGTTTGTCCAACAGAAATAACGTTGTTTACAAAGTTAGTACCTGTTCCACCAGTAACAAATGTCAATGTACTTGCAGAAGCACACGTAACGTTTGTGTAAGCAATGTGTAAACGGTTTTGTTCAGACCAAACTACTTGATCAGAAGACATGGGCATTTCAGCTCCTACCATACGTAAGAAACCTGATAAAGTTCTATTACCATAACGCTCAATTTCTTGCTCGTAGATTTCTGGTAAATATTGTTGCGCGAAATCATTAGTACCATTTGTAAAATTCAAATAGTTAGACTCTAATGCTTGTTGTTTTTGAGACGGTTTAATTGAACCGAATGAAGGCGTTACATTTGCCATAGTTTTTTAATTTTTAATTGTTAAATTTCTTTGTTTGGATCTTCAGTTTTGAAGAATCCTGGCCGCTTATAGATTTAACTCTAAGTCCATTAATGAATGGCTCACTAGCAATTCTAGGAGCATCCGTGCTTGGATTTTTGGAACTACTGACAACTTGTTTAACAGCGTCAGCCTTTCCTTGTTCATAAAAATGAGCAGCTATTTTATCAGCATTCATTGCTGAATACAAAGCCTTATGATAACCCGGTACGTCTGATACATTGCCTTCTTTGTCTAGAAACTTTCCGACGAAGGTTTGTATATTTGATTGAGTTTCGGCAACTTGATTTGGATTTTGAACATTGTATCTAAATCTTTTTTCGCCTAAGTTAAATTCAAAACCTTTGAATTCGTTGCTGAAAAGATTAGACGTTTGTTTTTTAAACATCTCTTGTTGTTGAGCCACTTTGTTTTGCTCGGTATTATATCTATTGAAAAAATCAACAGCTTTTTGTTGTTCCGCATTAACACCAGGCCTTGCCTTAATCTCTGCATAATATTTTTGTTTTGCTTCCTCTAAGAAGTTTTTAGCTTTAGAAATTTCATCCTTAAAAGCCATCTTTTTTAATTTAATCTCTCTTTCATCATCGATATCTTCATCGAAAAAGAACTTATCCTCAAGTAAGAATTCAACTTCCTCAGCATCTAAGTGAGGTTTAGTATTCTTATAGTATTCTTTTAATAGGGCAACATTGTTTACATTTGAGTAATCAGCATTCAGTCTAACGTAGTCTTCAATAGTTCCACCTGTTTCTTGCATAAACGAAATTAGCTTCTCTATATTTTCCGGTAACTGAACATTATTGTTTTCCTGTGCTTGTGTATGGAATTGCAATTCATCTTTAATGTCTGCAACTTCCTTCTTTATTTCTTGTTCAAAGATTTCTTCAATAACATTTTCAGCGGCCCCTTGGTTTCCTTCGACCACTTCTTGCAATCCCACTTCGGGCTGTTTATCGCGTAACACGCTTTCATCTGTTGTTTGCTCTTGAACGGCATCTGTATCTTCTTTAGGGATTACTACTCTTGTTATATCTTCCTTCTTCTCTGTAAGATCAACCTTAATAGGCTCATCTACTTTATTTAATTTTTTTACCGAAGGTTTCTTTGCTTTCATTTTAAAGTCTCCTTCTTGTTTTACTTCTTGTGACATAATATAATAATATAAAATTGGTTAATAAACTTATTCCATTTGTAGCATACCACTTAGATCACCCATTAGATCAGCTGCTTCGTTTTGGAAATCTTTTGGTAAAGAATCATTCTTACGCTGGTCTATTAGTTCTGATTGTTGTGTAGCTTGTAACTTAGTTCTTTCGTCTTTTCGGTCTTCTAACTGGTTAAACTTACTCATATCAGCCTGCACCTTTAATTGCGCTAACTGCATATTGTAACTAAACTCCTCAGCTAATAATTGTTTTTTAATTTGAGCTTCCGTTTGTAATCTTTGCATTTCAAACTGGGATTTAGCTTGTTCTATTTGTATTTGCGTTTGAGCCAAAGCTTGTTGTTTTTGAACTTCAAACATTGCTGCTTTTTCAGCATTCTGCGAATTAGCATCTGCTTGAGCCTGTATATTTGCTAGTTGTTGTTCTTGTAATCTTTCTTGCTTTCTTTTCCTTTTTAATTTTAACAGTTGGTTTGCTAGCTTAAGATTTTTCACCTGTCTTATATCAATGGCGTCCTCTAAATCAATTCCCCCATTCTGCAAAGAAACCTGTATGTTCTGCTCCAACTGCGCTTTTTCCTCTTCGTCTGGCTCGATCTCTAAGAAAATGCCAAAGTCATGCAAGTTTAATTTTTCTAGTTCTTTTAATACGTCTACATTGTAAGTAGATATGCTTTGCTTTAATGAATTTGCTGTTAACGGGCTGTTCAAGCAATCAGCGACTCTTAATGATATATTCTCGCATATTGCAGTTGTTAAATATAAACTACCATCTTTTATATGGCGTGTTGCTACATTAGAACTATTAGCCGCCATCTTTTGTAACCCAACCAAAGCATTTGAATCTGGCTTACTACCATCAACTGCTTCGTTAAGCCCGGTTACATCTCTTATCATTTGTAAATAATACTGATAAGTTTGTATTAAACTCTGTATCTTACCTTGACCACTAGATGTAGTTAATTCTTGAATAGGCACCTTGCCTCTGTTTAAATCACCATCTTGCGTTAAGGATCTACCAACAATACTACCAGTTTGGAAGTACATATTTAACGCCTCCGCCGGATTATACTTTGTTCCGTTCCCTAAATCAACCTCCATTAAACCATCAACATCTAAGAATACCCCATCAGGAACAACCCTAGACATTACTTGTTGTAATTTTAGGTGAGTTAATTGAATCATATCCGCAAAAGATATACATTTATTAACAAGAGAATCAATCCTGCCTTTGTATAGTCTTGGCGCTACAATATTGTAATTCATTTTAATTCTAGTCGTATCAGCGTACGGCCTTGACATATTGTTTGACAAACGCCATTCCAACATCATATTGGTACCCACAATTTTGGCTCCTGTATACAACACTTCTATAGTTCTTGATACTCTTTCAAAGTTATCATTCTGCGGTGGATTAAAAGAATCATCTTTTTCAATTACTTTCTCAAGCCCATTTTCATTATGCTTTATCTTGAACACCTGATTCATGTACGTTTTATACTCAAAATATAATACTTGAACAGTGTTCTCATCGTAATTACCCCATCCCTGTATGTATTGTCTATTACCCGGCATCTGCTGTATTGTAAGCAATTCTTCCTCTGATATATGTGGAAATTGTTTTTTTAATTCAGCTATTGTAACAGCTTTAACCTCTCCTACATAATAAATATCTTCAAAATTGGGATCTTCAGTATAGGAGTAAACCATATATGCTGGATCCACATAATCTACAACAATACCTTCTGATGGATTAAACGATGTTTTAGTCGCCGCAATACCAATTGTCGTTAAATCATAGTTTAACCGCTTTCTAGTTAAGTCGTATTTATTTGTTTTTAATACCGTATTGATAGCCTCCTCCTCTGCGATCTCTATGGATTGCTTATAGGACAGCTGCATGTGTAACTCCAATTCGTCAAGCGTTGCCGGCAAATCCGCTGGTGGAATCTTAGATTTTGATATATCCACACCAACTTCTTGTTTATTCTTGCTTATTAATTCTTTATTAAACATATCGAATTTTACAGCTGATGCATAATTCATGCGCTTTTTTAAAGAATCCGGGTCTTGTGCAAAAGCTCTTACGTCATAGGTTTTTTGTGAAATGCCATTAGCAACTATATCTACAAACTTTGATAATATAGGTACTGGCGTCCAGTCTAAATTTAAATAAGACAAATCGCCGTTTATTGACAATTCGTCTTTGTATTTCTGAACGGGTTGTTCTCCTCTGGCGTATAACCTAAGCTTATTAAAATTATTCCAATGTGTTAAATACTTATTACCACTTGTCCTCCCTTGGTTAAACCACTCTTGCTCTATAGCACGAGATACTTGCAACCCGTATTCTTCTGAAGCCTTAGTAGCATCATCTACCACCTGGCTAGGGAAGGCGCTGTTTGGATTTGTATATATATTCATTTACTTAATAATTTTTGATGTATTCCCTTCGTTATTGTATTTTCTAAATCCCAAAGGCACAGACACTATTTCTTTCTTTTGAGTGGGTATATATTTATTTTTATTGCAAGCCATTATAGCTAAGCCAGAACTTATGGAGGCATCATGACTTGTTCTTCTATTTATATCAAATCTTGCCCAGTCCTCAAGCGTGTCTTGAAAGTACATTGTTCCATAGCCTGTTTCTGTTAAACCAATATGGTCTTCTACTTCTGTCTCAATGGCAGCGGCATGCGCTTGAATTATATCTTGAGAAGAGTTTGGTATTCCTCCTATTTCTCTTTCTGTTGTTGACAACTTGTTAAAAGCTCTGTCCGGTCGATTCATTGAAAAGCCTCTATACCCTCTTCTTTTAAAATGATATAATAACCTTGGCTTATTGTTCTCAGCTAAGATTGGCATACCATAAAATATACAGGCCATTAATACGTCTTCAAAAAATATCTCTGCCGTTTGCGGTCTTGATATATACTCTAAGAAGAATGTGTTACAAGGAGCCTCTTCCATTGAAAATTTTGTTCTACCGTGCAACGCTCCTTTAGACCCTTTGCCATCTGTTGTTCCTGATATATCGTAAGGGTCACATCCAAATGCGCCAACGTGTTCATTACCAGGGTATTTTAATCCATTCTTTAATATTATATTATTCTGCAAGTGAGCCGGAGGTATCCAAGATATTAAAAATTTACCATCTTTATTAGGATAGAACACTACTCTTGTGTCTTGTATACCATTCTCCCACTGAAAATTACCGCGTGTTAATATGTTTGTATTCCTTAAATCGTTGTTGTAATCTATCTGCTCGTATATTTTTGTAAGATTAAATAAAGATTGTTTTGTTTCGTCTCTAAATGCGTGTTGCTCTGTTCTTGGAAACTGTCTGTAATATTCATTTAATCCATCAGAGTCATGCTTCAATCCATCTACTTCATTCTGCCAGTGTTCAATAACACCATAATCTATTTCATTACCATCTATACCTTTGACTGGTGTTTTTGGAGTGTCGAAGACAGGTATGCCATAAGTATCAATGAATCCCTCGTAGGACCATTCCATAGGTATGAACAAACTATATAATCCTGAATTAGTCTGTCCATTGCGGTTTCTTTTCGTAACGTCGGAGTCATAATAAAGTTTTTTATAGTTAGA